GAGCCAAGAGTCTTTCTATACCGCTCGTTGCTCTTATTCGCCGAGTCGTATGCTTTCTTTGTTTTATCTACGCCTATTAGTTCTAGAACTATGGCTTCGTTTGAAGTTGCCATGCTTCTGCCTCTCAGCCTTTAAGCGTATATATGTAAACCAGTGATAATACTCATCAGCGGTCATTGCTAGCACTGTCGAAATAGGCTGACCAAGGTGCTCCGCGAGTTCGTACATGAAGTACAGTTCCGTGGGCTTTCCTTGGCCATCTATTAGTTTTTTTCGCGTTCCTCTTCGTCGCTACCATCAGTTTTCAATACGAATGTAGCAATCCTAGAAAGAACGTCTGGATCAACGTGGTTCCTAAGTTTGTGCTTATCGCCTATATCAAAAACCGCCTCTCCGTCCTTGTCAGTGACGCCATAGATCACCGAATAAATCATGTAATCTGTGGTGTCGTTGTCTGCTCTTGCCAACCACTTTGCCTTGTCATCAAGAGTCAGGTTTTTTGAGTAGAGCGTTATGTCCCACTCAGGTACGTGAATCTCCCTTACAGCCTTGTTGCTGAAGTGAGAAACAGCGGATTCGATAAGTTTACTCATTACGATACGGTATCCTCAGTTAGCGCGCCATTACCTGTGGCACTGAATGATGCCTCAACCAAACCGTCGAAGGAGGCAGACTTGCTTACAGAGGTGATAATAGCTGCTCCAGACCAATAAGTCTTGGTGCTGGTGTTGCCCTCTGGATATAGGTTCAAAGTAACCTCTGATCCTTCATCCAAGGATCCCTGACCAGTGCTATCACTGGGGTCCCAGTAGGCGTTAAAAGACGCAGTCCACGACTTTTGAGTTGCCTTGTTGGTCATCCAGGAGTCACCCATGACTGTGTCGTTTACGACCTCTGAAGAGGTCTCAAGAGACCAGTCTCGTATTTCTGCGACGGCATTTGCGCCAACGTAAACCGCTCCGTCTTTTCCAGTTGCTGTAGCCATTTAAGTATCCTCTATAAGGTATTGATAATAAGTTAGCCCTCTGGGCTGCCTTCGGTCGTTGGGTAAATAATTTCGACCTGCATAATTCCCTGACCCAAAGGTTGATCGGCGTCACCGCCAAAATCCGCCTCAAAGGAGACAACCCTAGTGTCAAAAGCCAGGCCGTTTTGCGTAAGGTCATTATACAGAGCGGACTCAATTTCTGCCGCAATAGTATCAAGAACCTCATCGAACGTAGAAGTCATTTTTACATAAATCTCTATGACAGCTACCAGCGTCTTCCGCAGCGTTCTCGGTGGCGACATTGTCTCATAAGCACTTGATTCAGACTTTGTATATACGGCAATGCCCGGTAGCTTATTCTCCGCCAATGGGTATATGCGTGTGTCATATACATTGCTGCCAGTCGTTGTCAGGCCGGTAAGATTGCTAACAAGCCGTTGCCTTATCTGCGTCCTAATGTGGCTCATTGCTTCTCCAGTTGTAACTCAGTGATTCCGGTGCCGTCAGGCATAGCAACACGAATTACATACTCAATCTCAGAGCCATCCACGGGTACCCTCAGAACATCACCCTCAACAACCGCTGATACATCTGCCGTTACGCAAGTAAGCCTTGGTTGAACAACCGAGAACGCTACGCTACCACCAACGTCTTCTAGAGAATGCTCGTTATCGAAGATACCTTTAAAAGTAGCCGAATCGCCAGACAAAGGAACATACGAGACCTCAACGCCGAAGTCTTCAATCATCGTCCTTCTATCGTCTAGCGTCTCTACAGGCATTACTCAGCATCTTCCTCTGGTGCTTCAACCTTCTTTGGCCGTCCTCGGCGCTTTACGGGGGCATCGTCAGAAGACTCAAGACCGACAGCGCGATTCTCAGGCTCAGACTCATCGTGAGGAACAACTCGACCAATGCCCATAAGATCACGGGCAAGATCCTTATCCAACTCAACAATTTCGCCGACATGATGAGGCTTACCCTTTATAACGCACTGTTTTGCAACTTGATATTTCATGTTTTCTCCTTATTTGAAATCACTGATCAATGAATTCAAGTAAAAAGGTTGTTGAATACCCCGACCCCAAAAGAGGTCGGGGTTTGTTACTTAGCTACCGCCGTCATTTCCTAAACAGAAACTAACAGCGTGACGTACAGCAACGTCACAACTCTGGAGAGCTACAACGCGCACAGTACCGCTGGTGCTTGCAGTGTATGGATCAACAACAATGTCCAAGCCACCGAACATACCAACCAAGAGGTCTGAGAAGTTACCGAAGTAAGCATCACCAGCAGCGCACTGGTTGGATACGATAGCACGATATCCATTCACAGTGCCGCCTGGCTCTACCACGAACTGAGCCGTGTTAGATGCCTTCTCAGTGGTCTTGAGAGCGCCAACCATAGCGGCGGGCATGATGTATGCAAGGTTGCCCATCAGCGCGTTATCTTCAGCAACAGCCGTCTCCATAGCAACTACCTGTGCAAAGGTAGGTACGAGGTCAGGTGCAGTTCCAAAGTCAACGGTGTTGATGCCAGAGGTGTTCTTGATGCCTGTAGGCTGACCGCTTGAGCCGGAGCCGGATAGAGCGCCAAGGTCGATAGTTAAAGCAATCGCACTTGCAAGATCATCACGGATCAGAGCCTCAACGTCCAAAGATGACTGGATCAACAACTGACGAGTTACGTCAGTGAATGCACCCAGAGTCTTAGGGGTCAGACTTACAGAGCCAACAGTCATCTCTGACTCGCTAGAAGCACCGCCTTCAGTGGCGATCCAAGCAGCAGAAGCAGCGGCAGTCTTCTTGGGGATCTTCACATCGCCAGAGAGTCCACCGAGCATACGCGCACCAGCCTGCATCACAGATGAAGCGTTACGCAATACATCGATGAAGTCACCGCCACGGAAGTCGTCAGTGAACAGAGCGGCTTCATCAGCAGAGTTCAGGTCACGCTTCCAGTTACGCAAAACTTCTGCGGGGAGCATGATGCCCTGAGCAGCACGACCATACTGATCAGCAGCGGCGCGTGAGCATTCAAATTCGAATGACGCAGCTTCCTGAGCATTTCGGTCGGTTGGGTTGGCAAGAGCGTGGATAGCGCGAATAAGAGAGAATCGCTTCACTTCTTTTTCGGTCATGCCAACATTTTGAGATTCAAGCGCCCGCTCGCTGCCGATTACTTCCAACAACTCGCCACGGAACTCTTCGATTGATTTGCCTTCTGAGATGGCTTTTTGGGCCAGATCAGAACGACTATGACGCGCACCCAACTCAACGATCTGAGCAGCGTTACGCTGTGCGGCTTTCTTGGCATCTGCCTCAACCGCTGCAATATCGACTTCAGACATTTTAGTCTCCTTAAAGTCAGTTTTAATTACAGGTTCTGGTGAAACTTCCTCTGATCGCCCAACCCCGACTGTCACATCCGCAGGTATAGACACCAGACTGGCTTCGACAGGACGCCACGATTTCGCGATGTACGTATCACCACCACGCTTGTCCTTCTCCATCTTCTTGATGGCGTATCCAACGCTGATGTTGGCACGAATGCCGTCTACAACGTCATCGAATGCCTCTTTGGCGAGTCCACTTCTTCCGAAGCGAACAGTCGCACGGAGTCGCCGTGCCGAGCCATCAAGGTCTACCGATTCAATCACACCGATTTGCTTCTCTGGATCGTGGTCAAGAAGCAGTGGCGCACGGCCACTGTTGAGGAATGACAAATCAATTGCCTCCTCGGTGTGCTCTAAAACTTCCTTGCCAAATGATCGCTCAACAGGCTCCTCAGATGAGATGGCAATACGCGCAGTGCGCTTATCTTCATCAACCGGAGACATATCAAGCGCCATCGCACGATGTGCTAAACGCGAATCATCAAATCGTTCTGATCCAGAGGGCTTCGCAATCTTCGTTAACGCAGAAAAGCGATGACCAGCCATAATATCTGTCTCTTCACCATCTCGAACGATGGCAATCAGAGCCGCTGGGTTATCTTCAGTGCCATTAATAACAAATGAGCTCCCAGGCACATCAATCTTGCCGTCGCGCTCAATCCGCTTAATAACACCCTGCGCCTTGTTTCCAGACGCATTCCACTCAACGTAATCGCCCACGCTCAAGGCGTCAGGCTCCGCTCTCTCAGCAGGCACTTTCTCCTCTTCTGGCTCAGGAATTCCGTTAGCTTCAATCTCATCGACGATTTCGTTTATATCCTTCTCTTCATCCATATCAAGTCCCTCAAGCTGACGCTCATCAGCCGCCTCCATTGATTTCACAATTCTTTTCGCCCACGACTGACCAGCATCACCGCCCCAGAGCGCCCATGCTATCCGTCCTGCACTGGGGTAGCCTTTCTCCCCCTGGCTAAATCCTTCGGCCTGCTTGTCAACTTCATGTCGAGCAAAAAAGGAATACATACGCTTTACGGTGTTAAGCGATAACTCTCTACCGTTAACAATATCCCTAGCCCGAGCAACGCCAACAGCAGTGCCGCCTCTTCCATGCTCTTCACGCCAGTCCAATCCACGTTGAGCCTCTGAGACCATTCCCTCAGTAGGCTTAGTGTTGATCTCTTTACCCTTGTACTTCGCCATCTTCATCGCCTACAACATCTGGCAAAATGCCGACTTGTGTCGCGCCATAAGGCTCAAGCGCATACTTAACGCCAAACTGCTCTGCCAAAGCCTTGTCTCGCTGTATTTGAGCAAACAACTCCTCAACATCCTTACCATACTGAGCAGCAACGTCCTGTATTGAAAGAATACCATTTTTCATGCCGAGAACGGCGGCATTCATTTCTTTTTGCGGGTCAACCCATGACCATGCTTTAGCACGGAAAGATGCCGCATCATAAAATCGATCATATTGAGCTAGCGGAATGCCAAAGCTGTTAACTTCCATCGCGGCGCCAAGCCAGTAACTATAAACGTGCATGATAAAGTGATCTAAGAAGAACTGCTGAACATTTCTGTAATAGTCACGCTCTTCTAATGCACCCTGGCGAATAGATGAATAACTGGTTGACTCAAGATCG